AGCAAGAACTTGATTCTCATTGTCTTGCCCAACTGCAAATTCACCATTTTCTTTCTCAGCTTGCACAACAGAATCAGTCTCGCCAGTAGCTACAGCTGCCATACGATCAATCCAATCGCCCGACTTAGTTGTGGAGAACTTCAAAATTGGTTCGCCATTCAGCATGACACAAACGTTAACCATGCCGGCGCCCCAAGAGAGCGCGATGCCAGTATAATCATCATTTGCTAATTCGGAATAGCAAAGAGCTTCAGCTTCATTAATAGATTTAGCGTCATAACCGCATTCAGAAAGAACTGTCTTAACAACGTCTTCGTGATAACCCACGTCAAAATCTTCATCCTCCTGATCAACAGGTTGCGCGGGTATACAAAAGACTAACTTTTCTCCCTGCTCTTCTGCATTACCAGCAACTTCTTTCAGTATGTAAGATAAAATTCTTCTAGCCTCTTTTTCCTTAGAAGAGACTACGCCCTTATGCATAGGGCGCTTTGCAGAATCGTTTCTCTCAACCGCCTTTTCAATCGCATCTTTGCCAAGAATGATGAAAGAACCGTCGGCGTCTTTTACAAAGACTTTTCCTGCGAGGCCCTTCTCGATCATCTTCGTCGCAATGGGTGTTGTGGGCTTAATGATGTAGAAAGCGTCTCTAAAATCCTTATAGACAACTTTTCCCTTATTGCCCTCAGATGCTAAAACAACGAAAGAGGTACCTACGTCTAGACCCTTGGCCATAATCAACCTTTCTTTTTCTTCAACTTAACAAGTTTAGCAGTTTCGTTTCCAATGTCGTCGCTTACTTCAGACTTTACACCGATTTCTCCGCTTTTCTGAAATGTTTCAGTAGAAACTTTAGTGACAAATTTACTGTCATCAATCGATAGCTTCTTCTTTAAACGTTCTTGCTTTTCTTCCTGTTTGATTTTATCGACAAAAGAATCACATTTTTTGTCTTTCTTAAAAAAACCCACAATAGAATCAATTCTTCCGAGCATGTAGCCTGAGATGAATAGTAAGAAACTTAAAACTTCGTTAGATTTCACAAATCCTCGTTCTGTTAAATATCAAGTTGAAGTAATACCTGTACTTCCAAATCCACCTTCTCCTCGAGAAGATGCAGATAGTCTATCTGCTCGCTGGAAGATGGCTTGTATAATTGGAAAAAACATCAGTTGCGCAATTCTGTCGCCCTTTTTAATGACAAAATCTTCATTGCCAGAATTGAATAGAATTACTTTTAATTCACCTCTGTAATCAGAATCAATTATACCAGGTGAATTAAGGACAGTGATGCCATGCTTAGCAGCGAGGCCAGAGCGAGGACAGATATACGCACCAATTCCATAAGGAATTTCTAGCTTTAGACCTGTGCCAACTAAAGTTCTTTGTCCAGGTTTGACAATGTGAGATTCGGCAGACTGTAAATCACAACCAACTGAGCCTGGCGTCTGATATTTGGGTAACTGCACATCTTCTTCACAGAGAGCTTTTATCCAGATGGGATTAACTAGACGACCTGGCTTGTCACTCATCTGAGTCCTCCTCATCATCCTCAATGACTGTATTCTCATCATGTGGTGGACCACTTACAATCGTGAGTGCTGAGTCAACTGCTTCCATGATCCAGGGGCCGTGTTTATCGTCTCTGAGCAGTGCACCAAAGTCGCTCTTGTAGAATTTCTTCTCAAGGAGAACCTCACCAGTCTTTTCGTCAACGACGCTGAGTTCTTTCCACGCTCCTTCACCAGAAATATTGATGACTTTTCCCTTGCGCTTAACAGGACCTACATCCTTACAGTGGTTTCTAACTTCATCAAAGATGTATTCGTCTTCAACGATACCCTTGCCGAAGATGATGTCGAACTCACACTTGCGGAATGGAGGTGCAACCTTGTTCTTCTTTACAGTGCAGATGACATGAATACCGATGACATTACCGTTTTTGTCTTTGACTTGAGTACCGCTGGTGAGTTTTACTCGAAGTGATGCGTGGTATGGAATTGATTTTCCGCCAGGTGTGATGTCAGGATCACCATGCATTACACCAATAGCTGTTCGAAGTTGATTAAGACAAAGAAGAGTAACGTTATTCTGACCAATCACACCAGTGATCTTACGCATGCCCTTTGAGATGACACGGGCCTGAAGACCAATCGTGTTATCCTCATACTCTCCATCCAGTTCAGCTTTGGGTGATGTTGCAGCAACTGAGTCCCAAACAACTAAAATAGGCACATTCTTATCAATGATCTGCTTAGCTTTGAGAATAGTCGATTCGATGATGGAAAAGACTTCCTCTGTGCAGTGAGAGTCACAATACACAAATCTCTTTCGAACATCAATGCCCATATCAGCGAGTTTCTGTGGGCTGGTTGCGTTCTCTGTGTCAATATAGACGACTAGACCACCAAGAGACTGAACAACTAAGGCGGCATGATATGCAAGATGTGACTTACCAATAGACGGAGGCCCACTGATCTCGATGATCCTGCCTTCTGGATAACCTCCGGAAGTTGCGTTTCTAACTGCATAGTTTAGCTGAACTGATCCTGTGTCAATCCAGCGCTTCACGATAGTGGGCGCCTCATCTTCAGATAGATTAAAGGCAATCTTTTGACCAAACTCCTTGTTGAGTGCTTTGATCAAATCGTTAGTCATCGACGAAACTGCATTATCTTCAGCATCAATTTCTTTTGATTTCTTTGCCATTTGGGTCTCTCTATTAGACTTGGATATTACCTTAGCACTCTCAATTTGTTTTAGCTAGCAAATAAAAGAAAGCACCGTTTTTAGGCGGTGCTTTCACATTTAAGACCTAAGAAGAATCATTCACTCATTAGATCAGCGAAAGCTTCGTCTAACGATTGTTTCTTTGCAGTTTCCTTCTTTGACTTCTTGTCTGCAGGTGCTGAAGACTTTAGTTCTGCCGTCAGATTGTCGAGTTCATCAACTGGTGCAGTTCCACGAGCCGTTCCATCTGACTTCTCAGTGTCAGTGGATGATCCACCCGTCAACCAGTTGTTAAGAACTGTCTCGATCTCTTGCGTCGACTTGAGACGATACATGTCGTCGAGATTTGGAATCGCATTAAGCCAAGATTCTACTTGCTTTGAATCTTCGTGGAGCTTCGAAGGACGTCGAGCGGGATCGACCATTGTATCCATGAACTGCTTGCCAGGAGATTGTGACAGAGTGACCTTTAGATCAAATCCCTCAGAAGGCGACAGGATATCCCCCACCTCTTCGTCAAGAAAGAAACTAAGCATGCGCTGATAGACGATCTTGCCGAAAGACCAGACCATGACGCCACGATCCTCTTGACCGCGAATGACAACAGGTGCATAGCAACGCATCTTAGGAGCTAACTTCTTAGCCAAAAGACGATCGTCTGGCTTTCCGCTGCTGTACAGCTTGCGGATCAAATCATTGATTGGATCTGGTTTGCCGAACTGATTGGGTGCCAAGATACCGGCATTATCACCGATGTAATAGAACCAACGCTCCATAAAGGGTTGACCATCAGGTGCGTTCTTCCACGGCAGACACCGAATCTTGTGTTCACCCACAGTTGGCTTCCATAATTGGACCGAGGAAGTCTTCTTAACACCGCTGAGTTCTGCAACACGCTTCTTAATTGCTTCTAGATCAATAGCCATAATAATTTCCTTTTCCGTTTCCTATTCCGATTATTGTAACGTTATTTGATATTGAGCAGCATGCTCTGCATCAAACAAACTTCTTTAATGGATAAAACCACTGTATACCGAGACGACACGTTTGTTCATTCGATGGATCAAGTGCGATAATTCACTTAATTCGAACGTAATCTTTCTTACGCTTCTTGACTTTTTTGCCCGGTGTGGCATGCTTTCCTGGTTTCATGTCGGCAGATGAAGCACCCAGGGGTGCTGTGTAACCACCGTAACCACCTTGACCCGGTGGTGCACCGGGTGCAGATGCTCCGCCTAAGCTAACACCTACTGTCGACATCTCGTTTTTGTCTTCGCTGTCTTTTTTCTTTGGCTTTCTACTACGAAGCTGATTAGGAACTCTGGCGTTTCTCAGCTCTGCTAAAGCTAATTCTAAAAATTCACGAAGAAGGTCATCCATACCGATGTAAATATCTAATTCTCAAGTATCTTTTTCTTCTTTTGTCGCTATGATGTCAGCTTGATGGATGATGTCAGCCATCACATATGCGTAGCTCTTCATAATGCTAAGTATTAGTCATCACCCAATTTCCATCCTTTTCTTGCATGGAAGAAATGTAGTCAGCAGTCATGACAGCAAAAACGAGTTGACTGATCTTCATGCAATACGGTCTGTTCTCTTCTAAGACAAATCCGTCATTGAGAAGGATCGAGAGATATTCGTCCT